CAATTAAATCTGCATATGTTTGTGCATCGCCACCATCCACTGATACTGGCTGTGGACCACCACCATCAACCGTGACAGTTGCCGTGTATGTTGTAACTACTGGATTAATTCCTGGCACAGCGGCGACAATTGCGTTTGGATTTGTTATCGTAGAAAATAATGATACGTCCGCAATTAAAATCGTTGATGATGTGCCAACTGAATCACTGGTAATACGAATGTCACCCGCAATTAATGCAGCTTCCGCACCCACCAAGTCATCGTTAATTTCAAAAAGCAAACTATCAAAATCTGTAACATCATCACTGTTGATCGAAATCAAACCAGGACCACCACCATCAACATCTACTGTGAATGTATAAGTTGTTGACACAGTTAGTCCGGTAACTGTTGTCGCACCTGTAACGTTTGGCGTGAAGTTAATCTCTTGATATCCTGAAACACCTGGAATGGTGTCTGCTAATCCCGTAGGAGATGCGAGAGCTATTGCACCACCAACATCTACGACTTGAAATCCAGATCCATCACCCTTCTCTAAAATTTGAATCTGAAATGAGATGTCGTTTGCAATACCAACCTGCGACCATGTCGGTGGATTACCATCAACACTTGTAACGGTAACATCTGGAACTGCGACAACATCACCACTAACAATATATGGCACGGGTACGGTAATAATAAACGGTTCAACGCTCGCGGCAACGTCCACAACTGCTTTGTAATTGATGATGTTTGCAACACTCTCTAACGACGTTGCATTTGGATCCAAATTATCTGGCAACCCATCATCATTAGCATCGAATGGCAATACAGACAAGCGATGTATATCGGGAAGTCCTGCTTCAGTGCCTGATTCAATTGTTTCTTGTCCCAACACATCATAAATCCAATTTTGACTTAATATCCCATCACGACTGTAATCAACGTTTGCGTTTAATATGGTAATGGAATCTATATTCGATGTTAACGTATCATAATCAATAATGGCGTTTGCATCATTCGTATTCCAAAATTGAGTCGCTTGACTTTCAAAAACTAAGCGTAGTGAATCGCGAGTAACGGTATATGATTCTTCCGCTACATTGTTTTGTTCAATAACAATTAGAGGCGTTGTGATGAAATCAGTTGGATATCCAACACCGCCCAAACCGTCAATAAACAATGGCGGTGTTCCTGGATCTGTAACTGTTGCGGTTGCTTTAATCGTGTACCATTCATATGTCACTGTATTAAAATACATGTGGGCTTCAACAGGAGACGGTGGTGGAGTCAGAGCAGCAGTAATACGATTTTTTTCATCTGTTGTAAAGAATGTACGAATTTGACTTGGTGGAACACCATTTGTAATCAATTGAGTTAAGATATCGGTTGATGACAACAACGGTTCAATGTAATTTGCGATTAGTGCATCAATGGTGAGTACAAGTGTAACATCTGCTACGGGTTTTGTTTGATAGTAAAGAATACCATCATCGCCGAACAATTTTACATTCTCATATGATTCACTACCATCGTGCCATGGAATATATTTTGAATCTCCTGCAAACGTACGGTTAATTGCTCGCAATTTTAAGATCGATGGATCTTGTAACATAAAGACGTTGTAGTCTTCAGCATTAACCATACGATCTTGTGTGTAATATACAGACGGAGCAGTTGCGCGAATGTGATCAAGTGTCTCTGCTGCCGATGCGTTCTGCAATGATCCTGTTAATGTGTACGAAAACGTAAAGGTTTGTGTTTGACCAAGTGCATCCACATATGTGAAAGATGAAGTTGTATCAACAACGGACGATTGAGGTACAACAATATCTTCATTTACTGATGTACGAACCCACACATCAAATGTGCCCTGTGGAACATCTGCAAATTCACCATCACCAAAGATCAAACGAGCAGCGTTGTTATCACGCGTTTCCACTTCATATTTGTTGCGGTTTGGATTTGTATTGAATATAATGTTTTGTGCGTGAGCAAGATCAACCTGAACCCAGTCTCCAGATTTTCCTGACCATGATGGACGGAATGAAATTGGTGAATCGAGGTCCAGCGTTTCGCCTGTTGTTGGATCAACGTTGTTCAACCATACGTCAATATCATTAACGTTATTTGCTGGAACATCATAAGATTGGTTTGGTGTTACTCCGTCAAACGTTGTTTGAAAGCGTTGTAATTCACCTTGTTTTGTGAACAACAAGAACCCTGTCGTTTCGGATGCATCTCCAAGACCATCCGATGCATATAACCACGTAAAGTTTGAATTATTTTCTGGACGACGTTCAATAATACCAAGTGACGTATCGTGTGCAACAGGGACCAATTCCATTGGGGTTGCATTTCCATTAACATTGGCAGAATATTTAAACACGCCATTAGGAAGCGAAACAAGACCAACATTATAAATTTCAAACAGAACATCTTGAATTTGGAAACGATCATTTGGACCAACTGTACCAAATTCTTGTTCGAGTACACGGTTCATTACTAGAATGAATTGATCCTTCCAGTTTGCATTACTAACATCATTCCAACGAATTTTCACACCTGACAAACTATTTCCATTGGCATCAATAATGTTTTCCGTTGTTGAGCAAGATGAAATTTTCACAAATCCTCTTGCAGGAATTGGACGTGATGCTGTATAGGATATTAACTTTGCTAAACGTAAAATTGAATCTCGACGTTGTGCAGTTGATATAAAGTTTTCGTGAGCATTCACATCAAGTCGATATGCAACTTGCTCTGCAATATATGCAAATGTCTCAATCAGTGCAATGAATTCACTTGTTTCAATGAAATCGTTAAAGGATTCAGGAAAATATAGCTTAACATAATCAATCAGACTTTGCTTGACTGAATTAAAATCAAATGCAGCAAAATTAACATTTTGAAAGGCTGTATATACTTGTTCCCATGATTCAGCACGTGACACTAATCTTGACATTTATTTTCCTATGAATTCTCTGGTTTCAGTTGTATCGTTATAAATACTTACTATAGACCACACATTTAAATATATTTATGGGAGCAAACAATTGTTAAATTCTGTGCACGACGTAATAAGGGAGATGAAACACTGTTCCAATGCAAACAAAATTTTATCACCAAAATCAAAAAATCCAAAAATTATACAATTGAGGAACACTATATATGAAAAAACTCATTTTTTACCCACTTCCTCAGACATAAGAGAGCGATTGTGGTATATTGAACATAACACAAAAATTCCACCCTTGTGTGATCATTGTAAAATACAACCTGTTAATTGGAATTATACAAACAAAGCATTTCGAAATTTATGTTCCCCCAAATGTACTGGATTGTCTATGAAGGTACAATCACAAAAACGAGCAACAAATCAACATATTAGAGGAGTAGAATTTCCGGCACAGTGTCACGAAAGTCGACAAAAATATATTGCATCGATGATTGAAAAATATGGTGCACCTTATCGAGGACAAGGTACTCTCCTAAAAGATGGAACATATGACATACTCGACAATCAAGATGCGCTAGAAAAATTAACACACTCACGTGAAATGTCAACATTTGATATTGGAAAGATGTTAAACGTAAGTCAAGCAACTGTATCACGATATATGACCAAACATGACGTTTCTCCTCGATTAAAATCCTCATCATCTTTTCAACAAGAAGTTGTATCCTTTATTAAATCAATATACAAAGGAAAAATAAAATTAAACGATCGAAACATAATAAAACCAAAAGAAATTGACATATACATTCCATCATTAAAACTTGGTATTGAAACAAATGGATTATATTGGCACAGCGAACACAATGGAAAAAAATCAAAGCAATATCATCTCAGTAAAACAAAATGTGCAAATCAACAAAATATACACTTAATTCACATTTTTGAATCAGATTGGATACACCATCAAGTAGCAGTAAAATCTCGTATTCAATCAGCATTAAACGCAAATGAAAAGGTGTATGCAAGAAACACAACGATAACACCCTTAACTTCAAAAGACGCTAAGAATTTTTATGATTTATATCACACACAAGGAAGTGTTGCTTCAAAATATCACTATGGTCTTATGCATAAAAATGAATTAGTTGCATGTATCAGTTTTACACCCTCTCGATTTTCACGCAAATACCAATACGAACTTACCCGATTTTGTTCACAGCAAGGAAAAACTATTATTGGTGGAGCAAGTAAACTCTTAAAACATTTCATTTGTACACACTCACCCAAAAACATTGTTAGTTATTGTGATTTGCGGTGGGGAACAGGGAAAATGTATGAGCAGTTACATTTCACATATTCCCATACATCTGCTCCCAATTATTGGTACTTTGAAGGAAATTATTTAATGTCTCGAATCCAATTCCAAAAACACAAATTATGTAAAAAACTAGAAATATTTGATCCATCATTGTCTGAATGGGAGAACATGAAAAACAACAAATATGATCGTATATGGGATTGTGGAAATTCCGTGTGGGTGTTTACTAATTAACTTGTTTCACCTTCAAATATGATATTCAAATCAAGATTATCAATAAGGTTTAATTCAATATACAATAATCTTGCAGTTGCCAAAATACTATTCTCATCTGGATTCGGCGTAATACGTAGATCCAACACTTTCACACGTGGATCAAAATTAAACACTTCCAATAAGTCGTTTCGAAGAATATCCAACGTAATGCTATCCATTGGTTCAAACGGAAGATCTGGAATACGTGTTCCAAATGTTGGCATCATAACACGTTCTCCACGTCGCGTAAAAATATGATTTAACAGATCAAGCTTAACAAGCTCAACGTCGTTGATTTTCAGCGACCTGTTCTTATCATATTCGTGCGATGAATAACCTCTATAAAGCCCTTTGGTCATATGAACTGCTCCTCTTTAGCTACTACTTATCCATTGGGCACACGTGTTTATCTACGCCAAAATAAACCACGTGTAATCGTTGTTCCACGCTCTGAACGGTTAACCTGATCACTTGTATATGGAAATTCATCTTCATGTGTGAAATCATTCTTTGTCATAACACGTGGCCATGGTTCATGACGTGGAACTCGATTTGTCCACAGTGCTGGTTGTTCACTTGCTAGTTGTGCATCTGTTGCAATGGTAGCCGGTGCACCGTTGTGATCAATTCGCCGTTCTGGACCAGATGTGTCAAAGATATCAAGCTCTGCATTTCGGTGCATAGTCGACTTAGTTGACAACTTCATATCAGAATCACATATCTGATTAATTTCTTGTGCAGCCGATAGATAGAATGAAGCACCAGCTTGATAATGAATATTTTGATCCGCTTGCCAATACGTACTTTGTGTCGCATGTACTCGAATGTTCTGATTCGTTCGAACGTTCACATCTTTCAGCGCTTGTATGCGAATTTCCTCTTCTGAATACATATGAATACCTTTTTTAGCATGCATTCGAATTGATTCATCCGATGTCAAATTAATATCCTTTGCTGCATGTATGTTAACTTTATTTGCTGAGTAAATATCAATATTACCCGATTGATCAAGTTCAATCCAGTTATTACCCTGTGCTGTTTGAATGTACATTCGCTCATTTGTGTCATCCATCAAAATTTGATGACCAGCTGTTGTACGCAAACGTATGCGACAATTTTCCATTCTATCATCCATCGTCAACGTATGGAAACCTGGCGATGTAATTGCTAGAATTTGTGAATCGTAATTTTTATCCGTGAGGGTTGTTTTACGTAAAGGGTCTTGCCGATTGACAGCGTATCCTTGTGTGCTTGTCCAACCATCATGAACAACATCTTTATCATCAGGGACTTGACCTGCGACAAAATCTAAACCTTCTGGTTCAATACGAGCCACCACATAATCAGCGGCACGATTACGCCATTCATAGTTTGGTTCTCCTTTGCGCCCAAACGCTTGTTTGATGTTTGTATTCAGTGGTTCAATAAAAGTTTCTCGTGACGAATATGGACCAGCAGGTTTTGCATCCATACCATCTTTTTCCAAAGCTGGATGATCATCGTACATAAACCGACCACTTGGCATCGTGTGAGGAACGAACATATCATACACACATCCCATGTATACACGAATTTGTGGATCTCCATCAAGACATGCTACAATAACTTGTGCTTTAACTTTGGGAATTGCCCATATTCCATACGACGTTCCCCCTTCAATTGGTGAAAGTCCTGGTCCTCGAGAACCCACTTGCACTTGCCCTCCAAACGGTGATACATATGTACACCATGGGAGATCTTCTACATTCGTGCTAAATGTATCGCCCCACGCTAAACAAACCGTACGGACTCGTCCCATTTGCATTGGATCGTTCGTGTCAACGACAGTTCCTAGCGTCAAAAACTCTTGAGTGTCTTTTGCAGCGCCAGCCGCTTGAAGAAGGTGTTTCTGTTTACTGCGACGTGCCATAATTATGTCCTATAGATTCTATTAATATTTACGCAGTTTATGAGTTTGGTGTTTCACTACAACCTTTGTTAGGGGTAGTTCCAGCAACCTGTGCTTGTTCACCTGTATTGTTCTCAAGCTGTGCCGCAGCAGAATTTTCCCTACCTGTGTTCTCCGAAGGGCTAACAGAAGTTGTTTGTCCTGTTGTTGTTGTATTTGCTTTAACAACTTCGACAATTCCATTTGTGCCTTTCACCAACTGTTCTGCATTATGTTGACGAAAATCACTAATTGTACGGTATCGAGCATAAGATGGATTATTCTCAATAAACAGTTCGTATGTGGTTGGGCTTAATACTGTTGTAACGTCTTTACTTTGATCCGGTGCTCCGATTAATCCTGCTGCTTGCTCGGGTGTCATCACAAACGCCAAATATAAATCCGTTGCTGGTGGGGTGTAACCGTTCAAATCTAGCGCAACTCTCAACCGATTCACATGTGACCGAGTGAGCATTGCAGCAGCACTTGCATTGGTGGTTGGATTTGTGCGTTTATTTAAACTGTTTTGTCTCTGCTCAACAGTATCAAGCGGTTCCAATCCTAATTGCGCTCCAAAATTCGATTCAACCTCCACTCTCCACTTGCTATCAGCAAATTGATACAAACCAACACCACCGTTGTCCTTTGTAACAGTCGGATTAAAGTTTGATTGTGCTTTCGCTAACATAACCATGTAACCAAGATCCACACCATTTGCCTCTGCCGCTGTCTTGATTGCTTTTTGAACTTCTGGTGCTGCTCCTGTCCACCCCGTGACTTTTTTAGGATCCACTTTACGCGTTGCTACATTAGTATCAGTTAGATTTGTAACCACATAACTTGTTAGTCCTGCTTTATTATGTGGTATTGTTGGTGGAGGGTTTGATTTCCCCTTTGAGCTCGCACCTGTATCGACTGGTTTTTTTGCCGACGCTGCACTTGATGTACTTGGATCTACATTCAAGCCAAGAGCACTATCATAACAATCTAACGTGTTTTGCTGCAACTGGAATTGTTCCGCTGACTTACCTTGTTTGTTAATTGTCTTGAAAGTATCATTTTGTGGAATACCAATCATAGAAAGCTGTTGTGTAAATTCTCCACTGTCAAAGGAGTGTTCAATTTCAATAACATAATAAAAACCTGTAAACCAAAAGTCTCGAGTAAAGTCAGCTCCTCCAATGGCGTCTGGATCCTGAACTGCTTCGCCCCGAAACAAAGAAATGTCATCATTATTACGCGGCATTTTAATGTTAACCTTTGCAAAGGATGGAAAAGTACTCCAATCTCGAAAATTTGCTTCGTCTGTTACTGGATTGTTATTCTGTTCAGTTGGTGGGATTCCAAGATTCGCTGGACTTGTTGTACGATTACACGTACTTAATAATCTTGGATTTCCATGAATTCGCATTGTAACATCCTGTACTTCAATTGAAGAATGCTTTGTCAATGAATACCCTGCTTCCGCGTGTTGTGAAGAATTTTGCTTATTTCTCATAGCAGGTGTGCGAATTTGTGATCCAAAAAATACCGGAATTTGTGCTGGTGCACCAAAGCGTACTACTTTATCCAGATCATATTGTGGAATGTGTATACGAGACGTGGGCACTATTTGGTTTTGATCTTTAAGAGTGTTGTTGATTGTAGCTATTTGTAAATATGCCAACCCCAAATTCATTTTCATTTCAAATTCCAAAATATCAACGTTCTTGCCTGTGTACAGGTAATCAAATGAAATCAGATTATTTCGAAGTTTTTGTTGTGCAGGACTTAATTTATTCACCTGCTCTGGCGGAACCAACGTCAAATCATTTTGAGCGCCCACAGGTAAATTTAGTTGTGATACACTAGCAGCAAGTTCAAACAACGACGCATCCTTTGGACGCTGAAAACGTTGAATAAGATATTTGACTTTGTATCGAATTTGACCCCCATCACCTGGAGTTGATTCTACTGCTGACAATATTTTATATTCGTAGTGAATAATTTTTCCTTCATCGTCTTTAACACCGTCTGACATCTCTGCTGTGACTTGTGGACAGTTTCGCATTATGATGTGCAACGCGTCTTCAATACTGGTATTTGCTGGAACGGTTAGTTTCGATGGTGCAGTACAAGGTGGCGCGTCTTTAGTGCTTAGCGGTCCATCAGTAACTGCATATTTTGGTGTATTATAAACCTCATCCAGATTAAATTCATATTCCACTCTTGAGAGCAA